TGGGGGCCTTTTTTGTGCCCCCTACCAATCCGGGCAAGTATAGGATGAGCCTCTACGGAACCGAGTTTCTCAACGACGCCAAAGAGATGGTGGCGGACTTCGGCGTGGCCGGGTCGGCCAACTCTGGCGCCATCACCTTCTCGTGCCTCATCTCCGACCCCGCCGTCTCGACCGTGCTCGAAGCAGGGGGGTATATGGAGAGGACCCAGTACTCGGTCAGGCTCCCCGCTGTAACGGCCTCCTGGAGCCAGCCAGACGGGTCTATTGGGGCATCGGCGGCCCTACTGTCGGGTGGCGTCCCCATCGCCAGCCTTGCCCAAGGGAAGAAAATCGTGGCCGGCGGCAAGACCGTCCGCATCACGAGCCAGACCTACAAGCCCGGGTCGGCATGGATCACGCTGTTGGTTATCGACGACAACCAGTAAGGCCATGGTCACGGTATCCGTTGACCCGAAGTCTATGGCCTCATTTATGGCCATGCTTCAGCGCCTCTCAGCTGAGACCGGCATGGCTGAGAAGGACACGGCCAAGAAACAGGCTGCGCTCATCTGCGAAGACTTAGCCCGCTTCACTCCGCCCTTGGTCAAGGGCGGCGGCGGTGGCCTTACCAAGAAGTCCGAGACGGCTGGCAATGAAGCCATTGCCGGGGACACGCGCAAGATGTTCATCGCTATCGGCGACCGCAATCCGAACAGCCAGAAGGCCGCGGTCTTCCGCAGCTTGTCCCACGCGGCCAAGACAAACAACCGGGCGACCTTCGACAAGATTGTCCGCAAGTCCAGCATCCAGTCCCTGAGCATCTCGCCGATCATGACGAAGATACTCAATGACCCCGACCACACCCGGGCTTTCCTCAAGGCTAAGAACTACCTCAACCGCGTGCCCACGAAGTCCAACACCTACGGCTTCGACACCGTGACAGACCTCAAGGCCGAGCATAACGCTATCAAGGGCAAGTTCGGCGGACGCATCAAAAGGAATCAGCGCATCGGCCAACCGCGTCAGCTCGTCGAAAGCAAGAAGGCATTGGATGATTACGTGGCTACCCGCCAGGTCGAGGTAGGTCGCGTAAAGGCTGGCTGGCTGCGGGCCCTGCTTACCCTGCCAATGCCATCGGGCAAGAACGGCCCTAGGAACTTCGGCGCCGACCTTCGCAAGGCGACCTATATCGCCCGGCACGCTGGGGCTGGCGGCTACTCCCGCGTCGTCGAGACGGGCAAGGAATACATGATCACCATCGGCAACCTTATGGGCAATGTGAACTCCATTGCCAGCGAGGCCAACGCCCTGAACCTTGCCCTGGCTAACCGCGAGACGCAGATGGCCAGCGACCTCAAAGGCTACATCGAGCGCATGAAGCGTCGGAATAAGGTCTAACCTCCCAAAGCGGGCAAAGGTACAATGGGTACGAAGAGCATTAGGCATATCGTAGAGGCCACCTTGGCCACCTACCTATCCACCCAGACCGGGCTGACCACCGTAGCCTTCCTGACGGGCGACAGCGCCGCGACCCAGACCCTGCCCAAGGCCGTGGTCCTATGCGAGTCCGCCCGCAGCCCTGCCGACCTCCCCGAGGGCGAAGGCAACTTCAGCTGCTCGGTCCGCATCACCCTCTTCTCGAACGCCGACGACACGACCCTCGCCGATCACCGTGCCCGCTGCGCCGCCCTGTCCGGCAATATGCGTGACCTTACCAGCATCAAGGCGGCCTTCGTAGCCTCGACCGACGCGGCCTGTTACGACGTCACGATGCAGTCCGAAGACGAAGGCATCGACGAGCGCTCCTGGGCGACTTCCTTCTCGTTCGACGTGCTGGTGGTCCTGCCCGCCTGAGCCAATTCCAAAGCCTGCAATTACAAATGGCCGCCATCTCAAACGGAACAACCTGCGTCTACGGTATCAACGGTACTGTCTCTAACCTTTTCGTCCAGAGCTACAGCCTCTCGTCCTCGTTCAACGCCGAGGCCATGGTGGTCGACGAAGCCGGCCTGACCAAGACCCACCGCTTGGACGACCGCAAGAGCGAGATCACCATCGAAGGAATCGCTAAGACCACCGCTGTCCCTCAGCTCGGCGCCACCTTGGCCTTCACGGTCAACACCGCCGCCGCCTATCCGGGCGGCTCCGCTTCGGTTTCCTTCTCTGGGGTGGTGACCAAGGTCGACGACAAGGGCTCCAACAAGGGCTTCACTTCGGTCAGCGTCACGGCGGTAGACTTCGAAGGCATCACCTACTAATTGACTTCCCCGCAAAGGGGGTAGCATCAAGGAAGTGGACCGCCGCTTCCTGAATGCTCACATCGACCCGGCTCCCCTCAAAGGGTTCTTGGGTCGAACTCTTTACCCGTGGTGCCTCAAGTACCGGGTGCGACTTATGGCCTTCGACTCCCCGCTGGTCACCGGCTCCCGCCGAGTCACGCCTGCCGACCTTATCTTCGCCTGCCAAGTGTGCGCCGAGGAACCCTTGGGAGACATTGGCTGGAGGGACCAGCTACGCATTCTCGTGCTTAACCGTAACTCAGAAAGGTTCGAGGGTCTGCTGAAAGCCTTTGCTGGTTACATTCTGGTCGACGACTGGCCCAAGTTCTGGGAGCAGACCAAGACCAAGTCAGGGGGCGGCGACAAGGGGGTGCCTTGGCCGCTATCCATTGTGGCCAATTTAATTGCGTCAGGGGTGCCCGAACAGCGCGCTTGGGAGATGCCGGAGTGTCAGGCCATCTGGCTTAACTCCGCCCTGGCTATCCGCAAGGGTGCCGACGTGTCGATCATGTCGCCCGAGGAGGAAGCCTTCATGGCCGAGGAGGAAGCCAAGGATGCCGCCGCCGCGGCTGCTTCCAATCCGGCAAAGGAAAGCACCCCCTGACATGGCTCAAGACCTGACAGTCAATATCAAGACCACGTCCGACGTCCCGCAGGCGATGGACAAGGCCAAGTCCGCCACCGTCTCTTTCTCCAAGCAGGTCGAGGACATCCAGAAGAAGTTTTCGACTAGCTTCAAAGATATCTTCCTAGGCTTTGCGGCCCCGATGGTCCTTCTTCAGGGCACCATCAGTTTCATCAGCGGAGCCATCGAAGACGCTAGGCGCAAGGCTCAGGAAGGCTTGGACCTCATGGCCAAGGGAGACAGTATGTTCGTCTCATCTCACGAGAAACGAATGGCTGCCTTCTTCAAGGAACGTCAAGAGCGGGAAAGGGAAAGTGAATCGGCGAAGGCCGGACGAGCTGAAGTCACCAAGCAATTCCTTACCCAGACCGAAGAAGGCAAGAAACTGCGCAGGGAACTGATCAGCGAAAACCTAGGCAACTATCTTATCAACCCCCTGTTCACGACCAATATGTCGAAGCAGGAAGACGTGCAGAAACGTGCCTTCGACATCTGGTCCCAATCGCCAGAAGGCAAGGCCGCTGCCCAATGGGAAGACACCCAACGCAAGCAGAAGGAAGCCGCCGACCGCATCAAGAAAGAGGAAGAGGCCGCCAAGATTAAGACCCCTACGACCGTTGCAAAGGACAGCCCGACCATCCCTGGCTCAGTCACCGGCAACGTGATCGGCGTCGGGGCCAACCCGGTCGTGACGGCCCTCCAAGAGCAGCAGGCCATCGCCCGCGCTTCCCTCTCTCAGCTCGAAATCATCGCCGCGCAGTTCGGCTATGCCGCGACCTACAAGGACGTCACCGCTTCAGGCGCAACGCCTAGCACTCCCGCCAACGCCTCGCCTTCCCGCGCCGCCCTTCTAACTAAGAAAAAATAACCATGGCTCTCGTCAAAAACGGCAACGCCCTCACGACCAAGTTCGTCCAGCCGGGCGGATCGTACACCAACGACGGCTACGGCCTGATGACGGCTCGCGCGACCTACATCGTCGACAGGGCTGCGGGCGGTGCTGCGGTCACGACCGGGCAGGTCCACCCCGAATACACCGACTTCTTTGTGCACAAGTTCACCCTCGCCAAGGGTGCGCTTGAAATGGATACCATCGAAGCGGAATATGTCGGCATCGACAGTACCGTAGGAAACACGACCAATCCCAACGTGACCGCATCGCACGGCCTGACGTCCGAGCATATCACGACCCACCCTAACTTCTTCGGTCCGACCTCGCCCTTCACGACGGCCATCGCCGGGACGGGCACGGTCTTCACGGATTCCTCTACCCCAGGAGAAAAAATCGGCGGTGTCTTCGGGGCTACCTTCAAAGGCACGGCCACGAACGCCGGCGGTTTCATTGGCTTCAAGGATTCGACCACCCCTGCCAAGCAATACTTCTACGGCAAGACCCACTACCTTTCCCCGATCACGTCCTTCTCCGGCACGATTTACACAAGCAATCTTGCCAACATCCCCAAGATTCGCGACGCCGTCGGCAAGACTTCCGGGACTAACTCTTTCAGCGGAATCAAACTCCTGCCCGACCATCTCGGCACCACCTGGACAGTTACCCTGAAAGGCGCTGCGCGTAACACCATCATGCTTTCGCAGGCTTCATTCGAGGATTACTGCGTGCCGGCCGGAGCTAACCCCAAGATCGTAAAGATTAACTACGAGGTCCGGTTCAGCCGCGAAGGCTACCCTGCCGAAGTCTACACCGTCGCAACATGATCATCCAACCCGGCGGCGGTTACGGATTCAGCTCCAGCGGTTACGGGGCGTCATTGGACATCGGTGACCCCTTCCCTGAGGACAGCGGAACAATCCCCCCGCTTAATCCGCAGCTGGACGACAACAAGGTCAGCGTCACCCCTGGCACGGTCAACCGATACATCCCTAAGCTTAATAACATCTACATCGACGCGGCCACCCCTCCGACGATTACGGCTACGGGTGCGGGATTTATCTGCGTGAAGTGTACCTACGAGGCTGGCAAGTTCTTCCCGCGCACGGCGACCATCGTATTTGAAGCAGGAGCCACGCCCCCCGATGACACTAACACCGAATCGTTTTATCCACTGGCTCGCGTCAACCAGACCATCGTGGAAGGTGTAACCGTCCTCACAATGCTACGCTTGGTCGAGCCAAGCAACCTTGCCGTCAACCGCCTGAAGGCCGGAGCCAACACGGCGACCTGGTGGTGGACTCGCGTCTAAGCCATGGCTGAGTGGAATTCAGGAACGAGCTACTTTCCCGGTGCTTCTGTAACATACCTTGGGCTGACCTACCTGCGCAGCCAATACCCTCTTACCTCAACGGCAGGAACTAACCCCAAAGAGGAGGTGAGCGTAGATCCCAAGGGGGACGTAATTAGAACCTGGGAGCTGCGCGTCCCAAGCCCAAATAGTGGCATTACATACTCTTTCCATATCGGATACTTTTCACTTAAAGCTCCTGAGCGCTCCGACGGGATATATACTAAACTACCACCGCTGAGTAGTTACCCGGGGAAACTTGCTCCAGAACATCCGTTTGCGGGAGGTAGTGATTTTCAGTTAAGCGCCTATGAATATACCCCGAACCCACCCGAAGAATATGTCGTCGGCTCTTCTTTGGAAATGGATCAGTTCCGGGCAGAGATAGCGCCGGTCCCTCCGTCTACTACTCCGATTCCATCTGCACCGGCTATGCTTGCCGCGAAGTGCGGAGTGGCTATGCAGCAATACCAAGAAGTGACCCCACCCTTAAATTATCAACCAACTTCAAGCGCTTCTGCTAACTCGGGAATATTTGTTTACCAAAACCTTACCTACGATTCTATCGACGATGAATGGTATCAGGACTTTTCAGCGACACCTCGCATCTTCTATGTCTTCTTATTTTTCAACCACCCTCTTTACTTCCGTAGGCAGCACACGATCACATTCCGCATCTCGACATTAAACTACACAGGCGGATACTTTGTCCCAGATACAGACCCGCCTGTAATTGTTCCTCCGACTGAAGAAGGCGTTTATTCATCATATACTACGTCTGTTACTGGAACAGACGAGAACTTCTGTAGTTCGGGTTTTAACCTTAACGACTTCATCAAGCCAGCCAACGCCATCGCAACCTATACCCTGCCTGACAATGAGACGACCCCCGGCCCTTATGGCTCGATAGACGGAACCAACTACGAGCTGGTCGAGGTCTTCATTTCCGATATCGAGTCCAACGACTGACCCCCCCCTTCCAATCGGGGCAAGGTTAAGACCCGATGAGCTGCACTAATCAAGTAACCGTCTCGCAGGGTAACACCTTCGCCTGCACCTTTACCTGGACGCCCGGGGCGACGGGTCCGGCCAACCTCCTGACGACGACCATCAGCTCGTCCCTCGAAGACCGCCAGAACAACGTCTACGCGATGACGGTGACCAAGGCCGGAGACGGCCTGTCCTTCACGGTGACCTACCCGGGCTCGACCGCTGACTGGGCTATCGGCCTCGGCAAGTGGGACATCAAGTTCGTCTTCCCGGGCTCGACCATCTCGCGCACCGAACTCTTCCGCGTCAACGTCATCGACTCCGTCACCGTCTAAGCCATGCCCGACGCGACGATCACCTCGACGGCTTCGACCTTCGGGACCATCTCGGGGGTATTCTCCGCTGACCAGTCCACCATCTCGGGCACCATCTCGGGCATCGTCCCTGGCACCCTGACGGGTTCCGTCGGCGTCCCTGGGCCTGCGGGCCCTGCTGGCATCGGCCTGCCTGCTGGCGGTGCCTCAGGCCAGTTCCTCCAGAAGACCTCTAACGCCGACTACGCGACCGACTGGGTGACGGTCAACCTGACGGGCTTGGCAACCGAGTCTTGGGTGACCGCTGGATTCTATCCCCTGACGGGTAACCCTTCTTCGTTCCTCACGGCTTCGGCGCTGACGCCCTACCTGACCAGCGCCACGGCGGCCTCGACCTACCAGACCTTGGCGGGGATGTCCTCCTATCTGACGACCTCGGCGGCGGCGGCTGGATACTACCCCCTCACGGGTAACCCTTCGGGCTTCCTGACGGCAGCCAGCCTATCAGGATACGCGACGGAGTCCTTCGTCACCTCGCAAGGGTACATCACTTCTTCAGCGCTTACGCCCTACCTGACCAAGGCCGACAATCTGGCCTCCGTAGCGTCGCCTTCTTCGGCCCGCGCTAACCTCGGCCTCGGCTCGCTCGACACCCCGACCTTCGCCGGCGTCACGGTGCAGGGTGCAGGCGCTAACGTCGCGAACCTCACGCCGACATCCCTCTCACTGACCCATGTATCGTCCGGGTCTTTCACGATCCAGCCGTCCGTCGGTATCACTTTCCCTGACGCGTCCGTCCAGACGACCGCCTTCACGGGCATCCCCTCGGCCTACATCTCGAGCGTCTCGTCCCCTCTCTCCGTCACGTCCGGCAATCTCTCCGTCGACCTTTCGGCCTACCTGACCTCGGCCACGGCGGCCTCGACCTACCAGACCCTTGCGGGGATGTCGTCTTACCTGACGACCGCGACCGCCGCGTCCACCTACCAGACCCTGTCGGGTATGTCGGACTACCTGTCCAAGGCCGGGAATCTGGCAGGGCTGGCCTCGACTAGCACCGCCCGGACCAATCTCGGCCTCGGTTCCCTGGCTGTCGTCAACGACGCCCCTTCGGATGGTTCGCAGTATGCCCGCAAGAACGGCGCTTGGGATGTCGTCACGGCGACCTCGTCCTACATCACCAGCGTCTCTTCGCCCCTGTCGGTCACTTCGGGGAACCTGACGATTGACCTGTCGGCTTACGCCCCGCTTGCCTCCCCAGTCTTCACGGGAGACGCCCGGGCGGTCACCCCTGCTTTCGGGGATAACGATACCTCCATCGCGACCACGGCCTTCGTGCAGTCCGCCCTCGCTGGCGGCACGGCGGTCGCCCGCAACCTCGAGGTCGAAGTCCGCAACCAGTCCGGCTCGACCATCGCCGCCGGCTCCATCGTCTACATCTCCGGCGCCACGGGCAACAAGCCCCTGATCACGCTGGCCCAGGCTAACAACGACGCGAACTCCGCCCAGACCATCGGCTTCGTCAAGACGGCCATCGCCAACAACGGCACGGGCTACGTCATCGTGCGCGGGGAACTGGAGAACATCGACACGTCCGCCCTGACCGAAGGCGTGCAACTGTATCTGTCCCCGACGGTGGCTGGCTCTTGGACGACCACCAAGCCGTCCGCCCCCCAGCACCTCGTCTACGTCGGCATCGTCATCCGCTCGCATCCGACCCTCGGGACTATCCTCGTGGCTGTCCAGAACGGCTACGAGCTCGACGAGCTGCACGACGTCGCGATCGCCAGCAAAGCCAACAACGACCTCCTGGCTTACGAGTCCTCGACCGACCTCTGGAAGAACAAGACCTACAGCGCGTTGGGCCTGCTGACTTCGGCTACCGCCGCCAGCACTTACCGATCCCTTGGCAATAACACTTTTGGAAATATCGAAGTTAATTCCGGTAACGCTATCACGATTAACGATGGGGGCATTCACCCAAACAACGTATTCCTAGATAACAACGGCATAGACATCCGCGATGGAATCACCTTTGCACAGGTCGCAGCCTTCAGGCTTGACGGCGTCATCTTGCCTTCGGCTGGCCTAACTTTTTCGGATACGACTACGCAGACCTCGGCGGGCATCACTGCGGCCACGGCGGCATCGACGTACCAGACCATCTCCGGGATGTCTTCCTACGCCCCCAAGGCAAGCCCCGCCCTGACTGGCAACGTGACGATCACGTCGAACTCGACCAGCGCGGCGCTCTTCATCGAGCAGGCTGGCACGGGCAACATCCTGACCCTGCACGACCAGGCTGCGGATACGACCTTCGTCGCCATCGACCAGAACGGGAAGATTAACACCATCCCTGCGGTCGCGGCATCGGCTGGCTTTAACGTCCCGCACGGAGCCGCTCCGACCACCCCGGTAAACGGCGACATCTGGACAACGACCACCGGCCTGTTCATGCGGCAGAACGGGTTCACCAAAACCTACGCCAATTATAACGACGCGTCCGTCTTCTCCAACCCCAACCAGACCCTCGGCAACTCGACGGCGGCTGGCACTATCAACGTCGGCACTGGTGCGACCATCTCTGGTGCGACCAAGGCCGTCAACATCGGCACGGCTGGCGTGGCTGGAAGCACGACCAACATCGCCATCGGTTCGACCACCGGCACTTCGACGACCACGCTCCAGGGCATCACGAACGGTGTCACCCAGTCTGCCGGCGATTCGTCCCTAAAACTGGCGACGACGGCCTTTGTCACGACGGCTGACAACCTGAAGGCTAACCTCGCTAGCCCGGCCCTTACGGGAACTCCGACCGCCCCGACCGCTACGCTGGGCACGAACACCACGCAGATCGCGACTACCGCCTTCGTCCTGGCTAACGCTAGTTCTGGTGCGACTTGGGGTAGCATCACCGGCACGCTCAGCTCGCAGACCGACTTGCAGGGTGCTCTGGATGCGAAGTTAAGCACGGCCACCGCCGCGACGACTTACTATCCTCTGACGGGTAACCCCTCCGGCTTCCTTACCTCCGCCCCCGTCACCTCCGTCGCTGGACGCACTGGGGCCATCACGCTGGCGAATACCGACATCTCCGGCCTTGGCACGATGGCCACGGCCACGGCTGCGGACTACTCTACCACCACGGTTGCCAACGGTCTTTACTACCCGCTGTCGTCCAACCCTGCCGGATACCTGACCTCGGCCCCTGTGACCTCGGTTGCGGGACGGACTGGTGCGGTCACCCTGTCCAATACGGACATCTCTGGCCTCGGCACGATGGCTACGGCTGCCGCCGCCGACTACGCCCTGCTCGCTGGTGCGACCTTCACCGGCAAGGTCAACACTGTTGCCTCGGCTACTGGCGGGGCTGGCATGAACCTGCCCCACGGCACGGCCCCCACGACTCCCGTCAACGGAGACATCTGGACGACCACGGGTAACATCCAATGGCGCCGCAACGGTGGCACGCAGAGCATCCCGAACATCGGCACGTCGAACACCTTCTCGGCTGGAGCCAAGCAGACCGTCAGCCACTCCTCGACGACCGCTGGCCTGAACGTCGGCCCAGTCGCTGGCGATCCGTCATCCCTGGCTAACGGTGACGTGTGGCTGAACAGCACGACGAACGCCCTGAACGCCCGCGTCAACGGCGGCACGCATCAGCTGAACACGGTCAAGGCGTGGGTGAACTTTAACGGCACTGGCACGGTCGCCATCCGAGCGTCGATGAATGTGACAAGCATCACGGACAACGGCGTCGGCGATTACACCGTGAACTTCACCACTGCCATGGCCGACGCAAATTATGCAACGGCACTTGGTTTCTCCTTTGAAGTCAACCAACAGCACGGCGTTGGGTTTTACGGCCAACCCAACACCTCTGCGGCTGCGACTTACCTTGCAGGAAGTTGTCGTTTTTCTTTTTACAGCGGAGCAAACTCGGCTGCAACTATGGACAAGGCCTTTATCAGCGCCATCTTCACCCGATGAACAACCCCCGCATCATCTACCCGACCCCTGAAGGCGGCGTCGCCATCATCATCCCGGCTCCCGACTGCGGCCTGACCGCCGAGCAGATTGCGGCTAAGGACGTCCCCGCTGGCGTCCCCTTCCGCATCGTCGAGGCCACCGACATCCCCGAAGACCGAACCTTCCGCAACGCCTGGGAGTTCTCAGCCGAATGAGTATCCGCATCAACATCGACAAAGCAAAGGCCATCAAGCTCGACCAACTCCGGGCCGAGCGTGCGCCTAAACTCGCCGCCCTCGACCTCGCCTTTATGCGGGCTGTCGAGCAAGGCGACACCGCCGAACAGGCCCGCATCGTGGCTGAGAAGCAAGCCCTCCGCGACGTGACCAAGGTTGCCCTGCCCGACGACGTGGCCTCCCTCAAAGACTTTCACCCCGACATCCTCAAATGATTATCGCAATCCTCTCGTTCCTCGCTGGTCTGGTGACCGGTGCTCTCGTCTTCCGCAAGCACGCCGCCAAGGCGTCCGAACTGGAAGCCAAGGGTAAGTCCATCCTCGACGCCCTCAAGGGCAAGTAAGGCCGTGCGCTTGCTCCTAGTCATCGCCCTCGTGGCCCTGGCTGGGTGCAAGTCCAAGCCCGCCGACGCTCCCCTGCCCGTCCAGCCTCCGGCCCCGACGAAGCCTGACGCCGTCCAGACCCTAGGCAAAGACCTCGACAAGACGGATCACCGCGTAGGCGCTGCCCTCGTGGCCATCGAGAAGAACGCCGACAAGCCGAAGGTGGTCGTCGCGGAGTCTCGCCTCGCTCAGTCCTATCTGCCCCCGCCCCCCGAGGCGGACGTGGCCTTCGCCGTGGCCCGGGCTACCAAGGCCGACCCCATCGACTACGCCAAGCAGATGGAGTTCGGACGCAAACTCGCCACCGCCGTAAACAAGGCGTGGGAGAAACTCGAGGCCGACCAGAAGGAAGCCGCCCGCGTCTCCGGCCTGAAGGACGCCCGCATCGTCGAGCTGCAGAAGGAGGTCGAGCGGGTCAAGAAGGACGCCTCCGCTCAGACGTGGACGCTCGTCGGTGCCGGCCTCGCCGTCGTCGGTGCCTTGACGACCGCTTTCATGGGCCCGCGCATCGGCATCCCCCTGCTCTTGTGCGGAGCCTTCTGCGGATCGGTGCCGTTCATAATCGACTCGCCCTGGTTTGAATATGCGGCCGGTGCGACCCTAGTCATCTCCTGCGGCCTCGGCCTCTGGTGGCTGGCCGACAAGGTGCGTGACTCGGTGAACAAGCCCTCTCCTTCCGACGATGAGCAAGCCCCGCCCCAAGTCTGACCCGCCCGCGGTCAAATACGCGGAGCCCCACTTCACCTTCCGCATCCTCGGGAAGGCAAAGCCTTCGCACGATCCGAAGTGCAAGACACCCTTCGGCTACTGCTGGAAAGGCTACGGAGACATCCACGTCGACCCTCGTCAGCCTGAACATGAGCTCATCGACACGGCCGTCCACGAGCTGATCCACGACACGTATCCTTTTCTCGACGAAGACGCGGTCGAGGCCGGTGCGACCCGCATCGCCGAATCTCTATGGCGCATGGGATACCGCCGCACCGTCATCAACCCATGAGCCCTCCCTCTCCGCCCATCAGCCCCGAGGACATCCCGAAGGAACTCAAGGACGGCATCGTCGCGTCAGTCCTTGGCGGCCTTGCCATGACGGCCCGCCTGCTGCTCTCGACCGAACCCGTGTCCCTGGGCTGGGTCGTGCGCCGTGTCCTCGCCGCCGCGATCACCGCGGCCTTGGTCGGCTACGGCATCCAAGACCACATCCAAAGCCCGGGCCTGCGGATGGCAGTCGTCGGTGCGGCCGGCTACGCTGCCCCCGAGTGTCTGGACTACCTGATGAAATACATCAAGGCCCGCGGAGAGAAGGAAGTCGGCGCGGTCGTCGGCAAACCTAAGACCAATGGGAAAGCCAAAGCCAAGCCTGCCAAGCGGAAGCGGTAACCTCCTGCTCGCCGTCACGCTGCTCACCGGCTTTGCGGGAGTCTCGGCCCTGTCGTCGGCCTACATCGCCGGGTATGTCCTCGACCAACTGCAATCGACCGACGCCCTGGTCATGATCGTGACGGACGCGGGCCTGAAGTCCGACTCGGCCGACCTCGAGCGCAACATGAGCACGGCGACCTTGGCCTTGAAGTCCGTCCGTGACCTTGGCTGGGCCTTGGCCGTGGGGTGTCTAGGGGTGGGGGTGGCGGTCTTCTTACGCTCCCGCCGTCAAAACGTCTCCTAGGGCAAGCCAGAGGGGTCTATTGCCCCTTGACGGAGGCGACCCTAGGAGCAAACTGAACTCAGTCGGGTAGGGGTACGCTCGTTCATGGCGGGCCTCGATGACCCGAGGGACACGAATTGCCCTGACCCCTTGAGTGGGGTCACAGGGTATTTGCGGAAAGGTGCTTGACGAATGTGGAACAGTCGGGCAAGGTGCTTTCCTAGCCCAAACCCATGAACCTCATCAAGCTCCTCCTCCTCGCCGCGCTGATCGCCACGGTCATCGTCTTCTTCGCCGAAGGCCCCGACCTCCTCACCATCATCGACCAGCACTAAGACTTCCCACCCACACACCATGACTACCAAAACCACCAAGGCCGAACTCGTCAACGACCGGGCCATGACCGAACTCCTCAAGCGCAAGGCCATCAACTTCCGCGAGACCGCCAGCCTCAAGGACCGGGACGGCTGCGTCAAGGGCCTCGGCGCCTACGCCCTGTACGGCGTCGACCACGTCCGCGGCCAACTCGTCGTCCTGGCGAGCGAGCCCACCTCCGCCGACTTCAACAAGTACGTCACCGCCAAGGCCAAGGCCGAAGTCGTGGCCCGCTACGATCACGTCGTCGAGTACCGCGACGCGGGCTCCCACTCCAACCCCAAGGTCACCATCCTCTGCTGGACCAAGGCCGAATAATCCACCCACCATGCCCAACGCCAACCACCCCTACACCGAAACGCTGACCTTCGCCGGTCGCGTCCTCCCCCTCAAGCGCCCGATGGCCGAGTACGCCGCCCGACGCCTACAGGCCATCCTCCCGCAGATCGCCGCGCTCAACGCCGCTGGCAAGACGCAGGGCGACGCCGCTGAAGCCCTCGGCACCACCGTCGGCACCCTCCGCTCCTGGCTGGACATCACCGGGACGACGTGGGTCAACCTCAACCGCCGCGGCCCGTACAAACGCCAGAAGTAAGACCATGCCTCTCGCAAACTTCGTCTTCACCGATAAGGTGACCTTCCTCGGTCGAGACATCCCGCTGCTAAAGCCCATCGCCCTGTTCAACGCCCGCCGGCTGGAGGCTCTGCTCCCGCAGATCGCGGCGCTGAACGCGGCCCGAATGAGCAAGGAGGCCGCCGCCAAGGTCTTGGGCGTGACCGGGCAGACTTTAGCAACATGGATTAATCTTACCCAGACGACTTGGCTCGGCAAAATCAACCAGCCCAAGTACCGAAACCCCGAGCGTCACCGGGCGAACGTCAAGGCGTGGAGGCTTCGCAACCTGGACAAGGTCAAGGCCATGAAGCGCGCTTACTATCTCCGCTGCAAGGCCCGCCGCTTCTCCCGCCCTACCTCCAATGCCTGACCCATCCCACCGCCCCTACCAACCCATGACCATCATCCGACCCGACTCCCTCCCCCGCCTCTGGTGGCTCTTCCCCTGGAGCATCGCCCGTCAGCTGCACAAGAACGCCGTGGCCCTCCGCGAGATGGCTGACAACCAGT